CGCTCTGAAGACTGCAACCAAAGATTCTGGCTCTGGTCAGTTCATCTTTGAGGGTGGCGAAGTCAACGGCTACGCCGGTCTGGTGAGCAACCAAGTTGAAAGCAACGACCTGTGGTTCGGCAACTTCGCTGACCTGCTGATCGGCTACTTCTCCGGCTTGGATCTGATGGTTGATCCTTACACCAACAGCACCAGTGGCACCGTTCGTGTCGTGGCAATGCAGGATGTTGACATGGCTGTGCGTCATGCCGCTTCCTTCTCACGCGGCAACAACACCCTCTGATAAATGAAAATCCGTATCCTGAAGCAAACAATGCTTGGGGGCACGGTAGTTCGGATTGGGGAAGTCGTTGAGGCTTCCCTCCCCGAATCTCAATACCTAATTGGTCTCGGCAAGGCCGAACAGGTAATTGATGAGCCTCCTCAAAAAGAGGAAACTATCGTTGAACCTGAAGCACCATCCTGTCCACCTGTAAAACCAAAACGGAGAAAGACCAATGCTGCACAACCTCGGATCTAAGAGTTATCTGGGCACCTTGCTTGCCTGTGATGCTCGCACCGCTTCTGCTAACGGCACCGGTTTTGACCTCGAAGGCTCTAACGGAGCTGAAGGCGAAGCCATCGTAATTCTTGCTTCTGACGCTGCTAGCGCCGGCTCTAGCCCGACTCTGGATGTCAAGCTGCAGGAATCTGCAAACAACTCTGACTGGAGTGACATCAGCGGTGCCACTTTTACTCAGGTGACTGATGCTGCTCAAGCTCTTGAGAAAATCAGCATCAACACCAACGATGTGAAGCGTTACCTGCGTGCAGTCGGCACCATCGGCGGCACCAGCTCTCCCGCCTTTACCTACTCGGTTGCTCTTGTTTACGGCAAGAAGTACGACTGATCATGGCTATTCAAGATACCTTCGCTTTCCTTGACACCAACGAGTTTGGCGTTACTTGCCAGATCGGTGGCGGCAGTGAGTTCGTAGGTATCTTGGATTCCCCGATGGAAGTTATCGCGGGAGGTATGGCGCTAACTCGGGAGTATCTGCTCACGGCAAAAACTTCTGACGTTAGCTCTGCCTCTCGCGGCACTTCTATCACTGTTGCGTCTGAAGCCTATACGGTGCGTGAAAATCGCCCTGTTGATGACGGCATCTTTTCTGAACTGCTATTGAGCAAGGACTGATGGCCGTACAAAAGTACGACACACGAGCTAACTGGGCAGCGCTCAACCCCACTCTTGTAGCTGGAGAGATGGGCATTGAGTCTGATACTGGTTACGAAAAAGTTGGTGACGGGATACAGCCTTGGTCAAAATTGCATTACTTTGGCAGCCCTGGATATTGGGGTGAGTTTTCTAGCGGTAGCGACCAATCAACGACTGCAGACACTCCGACTCCTGTTCAGTTCCCTATCAAAAACGCTGACAACGATGGGGTTGAAATTATCGACAACAGCGAGCTGACTGTTCGTTACCCCGGCATTTATGTTTTTGAGTTTGTGCTGCAGCTGCAAAATGCCGATACGCAGATTCATGATGTGCATTTCTGGTTGCGCAAAAACAACAACGACAGTAGTGGCAACCTTGCGCTGACGACTACTACCGCATCAGTCATCGAAAGCCACGGTGGCACGCCAGGCTCCAACAACCTGTTCCTTGATCACACGCTGCATCTTGTAAAAGACGACTACATCGAGTTGATATGGGCGCCTAGCGATGCACAGATTACGCTTGAGGCGGCACCGGCTATAACCAGCCCTTACGCCCGCCCAACACGGCCTAGTGCTGTGTGCAATGTGTTCCAAATCGCTGCTGCGTAATCATGGCTGACACACGACGCGAACAGATCCTTGCGCGGATGAAGACTAATTTGGACAGCGCGACTGGAGCGACTGTCTACCGTTCGCGTGTCGAGCCTCTGGCTAGGGGCGAGGTGCCGGCCATCATTATTGAGCCTGTCAATGATCAACCTACTGACACTAACTTTTTCGACAAACTTGATTGGACGATGCGTGTACGCATCACAACATTTGTTAGAGCTGATGTACCAGATGACAGCAGCGATACTTATACACAGCAGGTACATTCACTGCTGATGGCAGATCAAACCTGTGATGGCAAAGCGCTTGACCTAACACCTGATCGCACTGACTTCAATATGTATGAAGCAGACGTGCCTTTGGGGGTGATTAGCCAAGACTTTTTGGTTCGCTATCGTAGTAGCAGAACAGATCTCACTTCTGCATAATGAGTAAGGAAGTCCCTAATCCTGGCGTGGGCGGCAGCTATCTGTTTGACCCCAAATCAGGCAAACTTACACTGATCACAGAGCCCCCCACCCAAGAAGACAATGGCACTAACTCGGAAGAAGTTTCTCCTAGCGAAGATTGAGTCCACTTACGGGACCGATCCGACGCCTGTTGGTGGCAGTGATGCTATTCAGGTCACCAACCTTGAGGTAGCCCCTATTGAGGCTGACAACGTACAGGCTGCAGCATTCCAAGGCTTTATTGGTAACAGCACCCGTGGCACTCTGGTCGCCAACAAGCGTGTTTCTGTGACCTTTGACGTTGAGCTTGCTGGTAGTGGCGCCGCAGGTACTGCCCCCGCTTTTGGTCCTCTGCTCAGGTCATGTGGCTTGTCTGAGACTGTCGTTGTCAGCACCAGCGTTACCTATGCAGGTGTGAGCGCTAGCTTTGATTCCTGCACTATTTATTGCTTCTACGACGGCACTCGCCACAAGATTACTGGTGCTCGCGGCAGCGTCACTTTTAATTTTGTTGCCGGTCAGTTCGCTGTTGCAAGTTTCAACTTTATCGGCATCTATAACGATCCTGACGACACTGCACTCAGCGGCACCTTTACTGTTGCCAACCAAGCTGCTGCGCTGGAAGTCAACGACACTAACTTGACCACCGCCACCTTCTTTGGTGAGGCCTCTCAGCGTATTGAGTCACTTGATTTGGCTCTGAACAATGAGCTTGTCTACAAGGAAACTGCTAGCAGCAAGGAAGTGTTGATCGTCAACCGTGCCCCTGGCGGCACTGCTGTGATTGAGGCTCCTGCAATTGGAACTACTGATTATTTTGAGGATGTTCGCGGTGTCGCTACCGCTAGCAGCAGCCTTGTGCTGGGTGCTACTGCAGGTAATATCTGCACTCTGACGATGGCCCAAACTGATGTCACGGGTATATCCTATGGTGACACTAATGGCGTTATCTCTTTGAGCATGCCGTATCTGGCTCTGCCTACGACGGCTGGCAACAATGAGATCAGCCTCGCCTTCACCTAAACCCAATGGCATTCGTCCTCAAGAAGGTCTCGACTTACAAATGGCCCGTTGAAGTCAGTGTTCCCATTGACGGCGGACGATTTAAGAAAGAGACCTTTACGGCAATCTTCAAAAAGATGTCACGCTCAGCTTTCAATGAGCTAATTGACGAGGGCGATGATGCTCTTGTTGATGAGATTATTGAGGGCTGGGAAGGCATCAAGGATGAGGATGGCGAGGATGTTGCCTTCTGCGACGTAACCAAGAAGGAGTTGTTTGACGACCCTTATGTGCTGCGTGCCTTGATTGAGTCTTACACCAACAGCATCACTGGGGCAGCTGAAAAAAACTAGAAGCCGCAGCCCATTACTGGGTGACAGGCGGCGTAGTTGACGAGCGTGTGTCTGATCTAAAGGCGTTGGGGGCGTCTGAAGAGCAGATCGCAGCAGCGCAGTTAGAGGCTGTCAAACGCGACTTTGAGGTTTGGGAAGACAACTGGGAAGCAGTGATGATGTTTCTCAAGATGCAGACGCAATGGAACGTCAGCATGAGCGGTCTTGTTGGCTTGAACTATCAAGCGCTTGAGACTTTAATTCGTCTGTATAAGATTGAAGAACCGCTTGAGTTGTTTGAAAAGGTACAGGTGATTGAGCGTGCAGCGCTCGTTAAGATGAACACCAAGAGGGCAAGCTGATGGCTGAACAAACGAGGCTTAGAGTCTTAATTGAAACTCCTGGTATTGGCCAGCTTTCAAAGCTTCGTGGCAGTCTTACGCAAGTTGATGTGGCCGCAAAGGGCCTTGGTAATAACTTTGCAAAAGCTCGTATTGAATTAAAAAGGACAGAGCAGACAAGTAAAACAACAGTCAATAGCACTCGCGCACTACGCGATAGTTTTCGCGAACTAGCAAATAGTGTTGAATTTGGTAGTAAGAGATTTAAGGTCGCAACACGCGAGGCTGAAAGGCTTGATAAGCAGCTCGCAAAGATGGAGCAGCGCAAGGGCGGTGGCGGCCGCTTGGCAGGTATTGCTAAAGGCGTTGGCACAATTGCTGGTGGTGCCGTCTTTGGTGGCCCTGAAGGCGCTGTAGGCGCTGGGGTTGGTCTTGCTTTAGGTGGTCAAGCTGGTGGCATTGTTGGCGCTGCTATTGGTGCTCAAGTCGGGCAGCTGCGTCAAGCGCTAGGGGCAACGGCTGAGTATGCGGCAGAACTGAACAAGCTTCGTATTGCTTTGCGTGGCGTAACGACAAGCCAAGCAGAATACGATAATGCGTTGCAGTTTATTACGCAGAGCACAAAAGATTTTGCGATCCCGCAGTCTGTTCTGACTAGGCAATTTACCAAGCTGCAAGCATCTGTTTCTGGCGCTGGCGGGGATCTTAATGACACAGAGACAGCATTTAAGGGGATTGTCGCTGCTGTACGCGCCACTGGCGGCAGCCTTGCTGATGTTGACGCTGCTTTAACTGCGACCGCGCAGGTGTTCAGCAAGGGCAAGGTTAGCGCTGAGGAACTTAGGCAGCAGATTGGTGAGCGTTTGCCAGGCGCGTTTACGCTCTTTGCTGAGTCAATGGGCAAAACTCCGCAGGAACTTGATAAGGCTTTGGAAAAAGGCCAAGTCAGTTTGCAAGACTTCCAGAAATTTGCTGAGGCTATCTTTAAGCGTTACGGCCAAACTGCATTAGAGATTGCTGATGGTCCTGACGCGGCTGGCGACCGATTGAAAACAAATCTTGAAGAGCTGAATGAAGAAGTTGGCAAATTGTTAAAGCCAATTGGCGAAGCGTTTCAAACTGTTTTTGGCGACATTGTTGAATCTATTACGGATGCAACTAAAAAATTCAATGAGTTTGCTCAGGACTTGCAGCGTAGAGAGCTTGCAATGTATAGGCGTAAAAGAGCAGGCGCTGTGGCTGGAAGCCCTGAAGCTATATTTAATGATCAAATGATTGCTGAGCTTGAAACCCAACTGGGTTTGCGTGGCATGTATGGCCCAGAGCTGCCAGATCGTTTCAAACCAAAAACAAAATTGCCTGGAATTACTGAGGACACAACTGAGAGCAAAGTTGCAAAAGAAAGATTCCGAATGTCGGAGCGCCTTGTTGAGTTGCGCAGCCGTGCTCGCAGGGAAGAGAACGAAAAACGCCGCATTGCACTAGAGCTTGAATCCAAAATTCTTGAGCTTGAGGAGCGTGGTATTGAAGGCACTGAGTTACGCGATCGCCTTGATCAGGCAAGTTTGCAAGCCAAGAAAGAAATGCTCAAGGTCGACAAAGATCGGAAAAAAGAGTTTGACAAACTTATTGAGTCTTTTACGTTGCAAGGCGCTAAGATGTTTGACTTAAATGCCGAAGGTGAAGGGCCAAAAACTCCCTTTGACATGTTGCGTCAAGGTGCCGATGACTTTACCGACAGCTTGAAGGGCGCATTGGAGGCTAGTAAGCAGTTAGCACAGGTTGGCTTGCAGGGCATTAGCGACGGCATTACAAACCTTGTTGTCAACGGCACTCTGAACTTCCGCGAGTTTGCAGCCAGCCTGTTGCGCGA